ACCGCCAAGTGGGACGACCGTGTTGGCGTCCGCGAAGAGACCATCCTGAAGAAGCTGGTGGACGCGCAGACAGAGCCGGTTGCTGGTCCGCTGTACAAAGAGGCTCGCGCACTGCGTCAGCAGCAAGCCATGAAGTACGAGAACCGCGCTGTTGTGGCTCGTCTGATCACCAACCGCAAAGGCATGGACGATCCACTGGTGGCGGTCGATCAGGTCTTCAACAAGTCCGTCGTGAATGGCTCGCCGGAAGAGATCACGTTCCTGAAGCGTGTCCTCAACACCAGCGGCGCAGACGGTCAGCAAGCATGGAAAGAGCTGCAAGGCTCGATGGTCCGCTACATCCAAGACGAAGCCACCAAGGGCATGGGGATGGACTCGGCAGACCGTCCGCTGATTTCTCCGGCCAAGCTGCACCAGACCGTGTCTGTTCTGGACAAGAATGGTCGGCTGGACATTGTACTTGGAAAGAAAAATGCAGAGATCGTTCGCGACCTGAACGATGTCGTGCGCTATGTGAACACCACTCCTCCTGGAACGCTGATCAACAACAGTGGTACGGCCGGAACAATCATGGCTGCGATGGCCGAGGCTGGTGTGAACGGTAGCTTGATTGGTCTGCCGGTGCCGTTGATGACGGGACTGCGGTTGTTGTCGAAGCAAATCAACAACAACAAGATCAAGCTCAAGATCAACAAGGCTCTGAACGTGAAAGAACAGAGCGGCCAACCATCTGGCAAATTCTAAGGAGGAAAGATGACTGCGCTAGCACAAGTTGCACCTCCGTATCCGGTGTTTGCCGACCTAGACGGCAAACCGCTCGATGCGGGTTACATTTACATCGGGTTCGTCAACACGAATCCCGAGCTGACACCCATTCCTGTGTTCTGGGATCCGGAGCTGACGCTGCCTGCGCCACAGCCCATCCGCACGGTGAATGGCTACCCTTCCCGCAACGGCACGCCAGCCGCTTTGTACGCGGACGGAACCTTTTCCGTGTTGGTGCGGAACAAGAAGCGCGAGTTGGTGATTTACGCTCCGGTTGGTTACGCGATCAATCCAGATTCTGTCGCCAGCAACAACGACATCACGACGATCATCGCCAATCTGGCCATGATCAACACGGTGGCGCAGAACATGGCGTACATCCAAGCGGCTCCCGCAGCCGCAGCCGCAGCGCAAGATGCAGCGGCGTACTTGGAATCGTACATCGATCAGGTCGTGATGAACGTCACGTTCCCGCTCGACCTAGGGTTGGTCACCGACCCTGTGATCTACAACCACTTTGACCTTGGAGCATTATAATGTCTAGCGAACTTCGCCTACGTCGCGGCAGCAGCGCCGCAACTGCAGTCTTCACCGGAGCCCAAGGTGAAACGACTTTCAACACCACCAACAACGCTCTCGTGTCGCACGATGGCGTGAAGCAAGGCGGCTATCCTGGCGGCGGCTTCCGACAGCGTGGTGCGACGTTCAACCGATCGGTGTTCGACAAGTTCGCCGAGATCGTCAGCGTTTCCGACTTCGGGGCAATCGGCGATGGCGCGACCGACGCCGCTCCTCCGACGCAAGCCGCTGTGAACTACCTGTTCTCGACGAACGGCAACATGCTGTTCTTCCCCGACGGTGTGTTCCACTTCGAATCGACCGTGACGGTTCTGTTCGACACACCTCGTTCGTTGCGCATCACCGGAACCTCGTCTGCAGGTTTCACCGGAGTTCGTCCTGGCGGCACTCGCATCACCGGCAAGTCCGGCCTCGACACGCTGTTCCTGTTGACCAACAGCAACCCTGCTGCTGGAGGCGCATTCGGCTTCGAGTGTGACCACATCGACTTCAACGGCGGCGGTGCAACGGTTGGCACGGCCATCAAGAGTGTGCTGGGCGGGATGCCTGCTCGTCCGTACAGCGTGCACAACTGCCAGTTCAACGAGTTCCAGAAAGCTCTTGTGTCCGACATCAGCTCTGGAACCATCAACGACACCGGCATCGCCAACGCCAGCATCACCGAGAACGAGTTCCAAGGAAACACCATCGCTCTGTACGGCAAGGGCAAAGGCTCTTGGATGGATATGGCTTTCCAACGCAACGTCTGCGAGCAGAACAGTGCAGGCATTTTCATTGATGGTGCTGGCGGAGGCTACATGGGCGGCACCTGCATCATCTCCGACAACTTGTTGGAAGGTCAAAACGACGCAATCATCATCATCGGTGGTTTGTTGAGCGTTGAGATTTCCCGCAACTACTTTGAAGCCAACGGCGGCTCGATCATGACCGTTGCCTGCTCCAACGGCAACTCCACTTGCACGGTCAAGGACAACTTCATCCTTTCGCCGACTGCTGGTGCTTACGCCTCGTTCAGCAACTTGGTGTTGGACTGCGAGCAGAACTTCGATACGAGCGGCGTCAAGTTCCGCTGCAACTACCTGCAAGATTCCCGCATCAAGAATGCCGGCAAAGTCGATTTCAATGGCGGTGCCAGCACCAGCATCACGCTGACTTTGGACTCTGTGTCTTTGCTGACCAACGCTCCTTCTGGATTGACCGCTGGCACTTACGTGACGGTTGCTTCCTCGCAGCAGCAGACTCCTGCCGGCAAGCTTGGCGTGCTGAACCTGACCGGCTACGGAAGTTTGCTGCCTGTGTCCACCAGCGTTGCGACCGGCGATGTGATCGTGGCGATGGCGCTGGTGCGATGCAAGAATGCAGACGACGGAAATATTTTCCTGACGCTGTACAACAACGCATCGGGCTACATCGGCAACTCTGAAGCTTCTGCTGGCCTTGGCAACGTCGGCAAAGACAACTGGCGTTTCGTGATGCGTTCTGTAACGGCCACCGGCCCAAGCACCGGCACGACCTACATCCGCTGGGGCACGAACACCAGCAACATGGAGATCACCGACACGTACGTGTACAAGATTCCAGCAGCTTCGCTCAGCAGCGAAATGCCGCTGTTCATGCCGTCTCCCGCTGTGACCGACAAGTACCTGACGGACATCGAAAAGCTGTACGGCAAGAACTACGCACAGACCAGCACCACCAGTGGTGTGTCGATCGTGGACACCGGAATTTTCTCCAACACGGCAGAAATCGGCTACGGCGGCGGTGCAGTCTACGACGTGTTCATCGAAGGCGACCAGAACGCTGGCGGCAACAGCGCCAAAAACGTGATTGTCGGAAACATCGTGATCGGAACCGGCTACAACGGAACGACACACGTTCAGTACATCAACTATGCTGACGTGCTCAACCCTGCGATGGGTGCGACGCCGAAATTCACGATCAGCACTGTGTTCTGGAACGGTTCTACGGAATCCGCAACGGCAATTGGCACCACATCCCAGATCCGAATTAAAGTTTCGGGGTACCAAGCCGGTTACGAAGGCTTCAATCAGTTCGTCCGACTCGTCAAACGCATCTAACCAAGGAGAAATCAGATGGCACTCAAGAGCATTCAAACCGTCACCGGCTACGGCCAGATCACGACGGAATTCGGCACGATCAACAGCGGCGTGCAAACCTATTCGAACACCTTCTACGTGAAGGTCGAGTCGATCCAAGGCGACAAGGTACAGCAAGTCGCTGGTGTCGTGTTCAAGATCGGCGACGCCGAGTGCTTGCGCAAGCAGTACGCGTTCCAACCCGATCTGGAGTCGAGCAAGAACTTCATCGCTCAGGCTTACGACCACCTGAAGTCGTTGCCGGAATTTGCTGGCGCGGAGGACTGCTAATATGGCGACTCCCAACCTCACGGAAGAACAAATTGAGCAGATCGCCGAAAAGGCAGCCGAGAAGGCGATCGAGAAACTCACCAGCCACGTGTACCAAGAGGTTGGGAAGAGCGTCGTCAGCAAGCTGTTCTACATCGTCGGTGCTTGCGCACTCGGCCTGTGGCTGTTCTTGAAATCCAAAGGGATCATATCATGATCGAAGAGCTGATCGCGCGGGTTTTCGCAACCCGCAACGCCGCACACCTAGAGCACTGGCGCGTCAAGTCCGGCTACACGCACGAGACGCTTGGTGCATTCTATGGTGACGTTGTCGGCAAGTTGGATCGGGTTGTCGAGTCGAACATCGCTCTGTTCGGGCAGATATCGGTCGGCAACCTACCGTCTCAGCCGAAAGTTCAGAACATCATCTCGCACCTCGAAGAAGACCTGTTGTGGATCGGCAAGAACCGCAAGGATCTCGGCGGCAAGGTTCCGGCCATCGACAACATGTTGCAGGACTTGGAAGGTGTCTACATCGACACTCTGTTCAAGCTGAAAAACCTGTCATGAACTTCGCCCTCAGCCAGAAATCCCTCGACCGACTTTCCGGAGTCCATCCGGACTTGGTGGCGTGCGTCAAGCTCGCGATCAAAATGTCTGAAATCGACTTTGCTGTGCTGGAGGGCGTCCGCTCTTTGGCACGCCAGTCGCAGTTGGTTGCGGCCGGAGGTAGCCAGACCATGAAAAGCCGTCACCTAACCGGCCACGCAGTCGATCTTGGTGCGATTGTTTCGGGAACCGTGCGCTGGGACTGGCCGCTGTACGACAAAGTCGCTAAAGCGATGAAAGCCGCAGCCGCAGAGCTAAAAATTCCGCTCGAATGGGGCGGCGACTGGACCACACTGAAAGACGGTCCACACTTTCAACTCCCTTGGAAGGACTACCCATAATGGATCCGTTGCTCAGCAGTGTTTTCGCCATTGGCACAAAACTCATCGACAAGTTTTTCCCCGACCCTGCCCAAAAGGCTGCGGCGCAGTTGGAGCTGCTCAAGATGCAGCAATCCGGCGATCTGGAAGAGATGAAAACACAGCTGAGTGCGATCGTAGCAGAGGCGCAGTCCGCTGACCCTTGGACCAGCCGAGCACGCCCATCGTTTTTGTACGTTGTCTACGTTCTGCTTCTCTGGTCCATCCCGATGGGCGTGCTGACGATCTTCAAGCCGGAGGCCGCAGCCGCTTTCACAGCTGGGTTCAAAGCGTGGATGGCCGCCATCCCAGACCCGATCATCACTCTGTTCGGCACCGTCATGCTTGGCTACGTGGCCGGTCGCAGTTGGGAGAAGGTGCGAGGTGTTGCCAAATGACGGATGTGTTTGACCAAGCATCAGAGCGAGAAGACAAAGAGCGCGAAGAAGCGATCCAGGCCGTGCGCAACTCCAACACGATGCTGAGGCCGAATGGGCGCTGCTACCACTGCGAAGCCCACGTGGGTGCAGAAAGGCGATTTTGCGATGCGGATTGCCGAGATGCATGGGAATTCAACCAAAGGATGCAGACGAGACTTGGGCGATAGCGTCTAGAAAGTGTTAAAACCCACTGCCGCGACGAGCGAGTGGGTCGGTTGGTGAGGTTGCCTGAGCGGCATCTAGAAATCGTCTCCTGGATCGCCCTGCAAGATCTGTTCGAGTTCGTTTCGCAACTCGATCTCCAAATCCGGATCGATCTTCTTCGCCAACCACTCGGAGAGGTGCCCACGGCGGTCCAACACGTCGTACTCGATCTCCGTGTAGCCGTAGAAGTCCATGTCGCTGTCGCAGGTGTGTGCAGATCCACGCCACGGCGGCTGGTGGTGAAAGTAATGCACGGCCAAGATGCACGGAATGCCGCAGATGCGGGTCTCGTGCTTGTAGATGTACTTGCGGGTCGGCTTCATTTGCACGCCGCCTCGCCGTTGTATGCTGGCCAACCCTGCTGACCATTGGTCTGCTTGTACAGCTTCACCATCTCGCAGTAGTTGTCCTGCGCAAGCTGCTCGTCCTCGAAATCCATCTCGCCAGCGATGCCCAGTGCAACGAGGATGATGATGAACAGAATGATGACTTGGTAGCGTTTCATGTTATGCCTCCTGCGCCAGTCCGTGACCGGCTTCAACTTGTTCAATGTAACGAGCGTTGCAATCGGGGCAACGACTCAACAGATCCAACAGCGACGCCGTGCTGTCAACGGTCGCCAGTGCGTGCTCTGCGGGCAAGCCGGACAGATCGACGCTGGTGAGCGGCGACTTGTGGTTGTATCCGCGACGCTCCATCTCCTGCACCAACTCGTGATGGCGGATCAGGATGCTGCGAGGCTCCAGCAGGTTGTTGGCGACGAAGCCGGCCATGCTCAGACCTTTGTTGATCGAGCCGACCAGCATGTGGTGCTCGACGTGTTCGCCAAGAAGGTGCTTGCGGCACATGAAGCGGGTAGGAACCATCCACATTCTCATGACAGCACCTGCTTCTTGATGACGTTCATGGCGCGGTTGCTGCAGCGCACAGGGATGCCGTGCACATCGCGTGCGTCGGCCAGATGCTTCTTGACGTCGTCCCAGCGCGACTCGGTCGCAACGACAAGGCGCTTACCGTCGAGCTGCTCGGCTTCGACAACGAACTTGCTCTTGTCATGGTCGACAAGAACGACGGTGGTGTCAGTGTGATCAAACATAGTGTTCCTTTCTGAGTTAGTCCTGTTTTTCAACAGTAAGCGAATTTTGCCTGACTTTTTCGGCTACGGCAACATTTTTTCGCAAAAAATCTTCGCACCGCCGCAGGGTGGCCGTGTGCGGGCGTGTGCCTTTCTCTCTTCTCCCCTAAATAAGTTATTGTTATATAAGGGAATTTATTTAATAGCAAGGAGAGAGTAGGACACGGCCGCACACGGCCAGCCGTGCTCCAAGATCACCCAAATAGTGCCAATCCACGGTCGATAATGGTGTCCGCCACATCTTTCTTGCTGGTGAGAGTGCGGATTACGACCTCGTCGATGGTTCCTTTGGCGGCGATGTTGATGTAGGTAACATTCTTCGTCTGGCCGATCCGGTGTGCTCGGTCTTCGGACTGCAGCCGGTCACGCAGCGAGAAGTTGTTGGAGAAGTACACCACGTACGAAGCGGCAACCAGTGTGATGCCAGTGCCACCGGCCTGTTGGTTGCCGACGAACACGGTTGCCTCGCCTCGTTCGAACTCCTCGATGGCGTCCACACGGTCGCCCTTCTTGACGCCGCCATGGTACTCGACGCACCGGATGCCTTCAGCACGCAGTCGTGCGCAGATGTCTTCGATCTCGATCCGGTACCGAGCCCACACGATGACCTTCTCGCCAGCCTCTACGATCTTTCCAACACGTTCTACGAGCAGGTCCAACTTGGGGTTGTCGCCCTCGATGCGGACTGGCTCCTCGGAGAGCGGGTGGATGTAGTAGCCGCTGGTGATCTGCGCCAGCTTGGTGACCGCGACCAGCTTGTTGAACGGCGTCTCCTCGTTCTGGAAAACGATGCGACATTCGCTCTCGGCCTTCTTGTACACGGCGATCTGCTCGCGTGTCATGCCGAACACAAGGGTCTTGTAGATCTTGTCGGGCAAGTCCAAACAATCCTTCTTCAGCACACGGAAACTGTGTGGTGCGATCAACCGGCTGAGCTTGTCGAGGTTGCGGTACTTGGGTCGTCCGCCAACGCCACGCGCAACAACTTGCGGTGTGAAGCGGGATCCGCTGCGCTTCTTGATCGCCTCCAACAGCGGGTTGCCCTGCTGCAACATTTCTGCGTACTCGGACTTGAACGCATAGAAACTGGTCGTGCCAAGGATGTGCTCGTCGAGGAACGAGAACTGGCTGAAGGCGTCGAACGGTGCATTGTTGATCGGCGTGCCCGACATGATGCGACGCCAGTACGAGTACTTCTTCAGCTTCATCAAGTTCTTGGTGCGCACAGCCGTTGGGTTCTTTATGCTGTCGCTCTCGTCGCAGACAATCATCAATCGGCGGCTGCACAGCGCAAAGCGTTCCGCGAACTCCAAGCCACGCTTGGTTTGCAGCGCCTCCCAGTTCATGGTCAACACTCGCAGCTCGCCTTTGGCGGAATCGTCGAACAACGACTCGAGCTCTGCAGTCTCTTTCTTGTTGGGTGTGCTCGTCCATGCGGCAGCGCGATACCGCACCCAGTCCGGCATGTGCTTGGGAAGCTCCAGCCGAGTCCAGTTGGAATGCACGCCGTTTGGCGCCAAGACCAGCACGGCATCGCAGTCCTCGGAAGACCAGAGGTCGGCCACGTTGTTGATGATGATCCAAGTCTTGCCAGTGCCCATCTCAGCCAGCAGGGCGAAAGCCTCTGACGACCGAACTTGTTCAGACATTCCAGTTGGTGCCGGTAGGGCTGGGTCTTGAATTTGGTTAGCGCTTCAGTGCGTTGCGTAGATGTTTCCATTGCTCTTTGTCCCGTACAGGTTTAGTTGTTGACCAGACGCACTGCTCAAGCAGCTCGCCCACCGTCATGCCATTTATTTCGTCAGCCAGAAATCCTGGAAGCAGCATCCACCGCTTGTCCGACACGATGAGGAAGTAGCATTTGCCACCGGCTCGCCGTTGTCGCAAGAACCAGTTCTGCTGCTCCTGCGATATCTTGTGATTGCTCCCGAACAGCGGCGTGGTGCTGCGTACGGGTTCCTTCGGTGACTTCTGCTCGATCCATATTTCTGTTCCTCCAATGCACATGTTGATGTCTGGCATGCCGACCACCAGCGGGTTCTCGATGCGGTCGAGTCGGTCTCCAGGTTCTGGGACATTCGCTTTGAATGTCTTGTAGTCGGTTGATTCAGCCATCGAGTCGCCTCCACTTGCTGATGAATGCGTAGCGAATGCCGTTGAAGAACTTGGCGCGGATCATCAGTTGCGCACCGATCGGTATCTTCTCCAACAACTCCTTGCCGTGCTTCTGGAAGTCCCAGCGTGAAATGCGCCCACCGATCATGCCGGTGTCGTCGCGAAGCCGCACGTCCACGAAGTCCAATGGGCCTGTCTCCATCTTGCCGCCACGCTTCTTGACGTTGGTCTCTTCATTGGCGTTGCGTGCGTTCTTGTGAATCAGCTCGCCGAGGAACACCCGCTCCTCGCCGTGTGGGATGCCTTCCGTCAGGTCGCCAATGTTCCACACCTTGCCAGCGATGCCGTTGCCGTGTGGGTCGTCGTACAGGTGGCCGTACTTGGTGTGGAGCGGGAAAATGTCGGCAAACAGGTTCTCGCACTTGGCGATGTCTTCGCGTTGCTTCTGCGTCAGCTGGCCAGCATCACGCGCAGCGATCAGCTTTGCGGCCTTGCTCTCGCCGATGCCTTTCAACGACACGAAGCCGCCATACAGCTTTCCGTCCTGCACCGACCAACGCATCTGCGACTTGTCGATGTCGAACGCCACGAACTCAATGCCCTCGCGCACCATCTCACGCAACAGCTCCAATGCGCTGTCCTCGTCCTTGGCGTTGCGCAGGTTGGAGGCCGCGAACTCCAGCGGGAAGTGCGCCTTCAGGTAGGCGGTCCAGTACGAGATCACGGCGTACGAGTAGGTGTGCGCCTTGTTCATCTGCCACGCACCCATCGCGTTGATCAAGTCCCACACCTGCTGTGCAGACTTCTCGGGGATGCCCTGCGACATTGCGCCTTCGAGGAACGGCGGGTAGAACTTCTGGAAGAACTCGACGCCTTGGCGTTTGGAGATTGCTTTGCGCACGAACGAGGTCTCGTTCCAGCCGAACTTGCCGATGTCCCGCACGATCGCAAGTGTGTGCTCCTGATAAAGCGGCAGACCGTAGGTGTCGGCCATGATCGCCTCGACCTTGGGGTGCAGCGGCGTGTACTTCTCGCCGTTGTGACGCTTGATGTATTTCTCTGTCACACCGGAGGAGAATGGTCCAGGACGAGCCAGCGCAGTCACGGCGTCGATCTCGTTGATGGTGTCGAAGTGGATGTTGCCGCTGATGCTGCGCAGCGCATTGCCTTCGAACTGGAAGATGCCGCACATACGACCTTGGTTGAAGACGTCGAACGTGGCTGGGTCGTCGAACGGCAGGTTGTACCAATCCACCGGCACACCGCTGTCTTCCAGTACGCCAAGTGTGCGCAGACCCAACACATCGATCTTCAGCAGTCCGATGGACTCGGCCGAGTACTTGTCCACGTGTGCGATGCCGTGTTGGTCGACCGTTGCGTAGTTGGTGATCTCGTCGTTGCAGACGAGCAGACCTGCAGCATGCACTCCGGTGTGCGATGCGTGGCCTTCGAGCAACGAGGCGGCTGCGGCCTGTGGGTAAGAGGCGATGAACTGGCGTCCTGGCTCGGTCTCTTTCAGTGTGTCCTCGAGACAGTTGTTGGCTCGTGAGTCGGCCATGCCTCTTTCGATCATCGCAACCTTCACAGCAGCAGTTGCGGCCGGAGGTATGTTGAGCGCCTTGCAGACTTGGATCAGAGCGGACTTGGGCTTGAACTGGCTGATGGTGCCGATGTGGGCAACGTTGTTGGCGCCGTACTTGTCGGCCATGTAGTCAAACACCATCTGGCGCTTGTCGTCTGGGAAGTCCAAGTCGATATCGGGCAAGTCCGTTCGGCTCACGTCGATGAAGCGCTCGAAGTACAGCTTCGGAGGGATCGGGTCGATCTCGGTGATGCGGGCGGTGTAGCACACCAACGAACCGGCTGCGGAACCGCGCGATGGACCAACCAGCATGTGTTGCTTGGCGTAGTGCACCATGTCGGCCACGATGATGAAGTAACTCTCGAAGTCCTTGCTGCGGATCAGGTCCAGCTCGTACTTCAGGCGGGTCTCGTACTCGTCCGTCCAGATCGACTCCATCTTGCGGAACTTGATTCCTGCGCGGCAGATTGCCTCCAAGTCGCCCTCGGCGCGGATCATCGGTGCGTGCGGCAACTCCAAGTCAGCACACATCGCGGCGATCTCGGCGGCAACGTCCTGCGTTCCAAGGTTGTCGAGAATGAACTGCGGCGTGGCCTTCAGGCCGCTGCGCGTGGCGAACTCGAACGCCTCTTTGTCGTCGGGGTAGGAGAAGGCGTTGTCGCCGGTCTCGACGAGCCGCATGCCGGTCTGCTTGGACAGGTTCTGCTTCTTGATGTTCAGAATGCGACTGGATGGGTTCAGATCGAGGAACGCACCACACTCCTGCAGGAACTCCGAGTCGGTCACGTCGCCTGCAAACCGCAGCAAGTTGTCCGACATACCCAGAACGTCCTTCCGGTACAGCCGAGGGATGCTGCCTGTACGTGTTGGAATCTGCTGCCCGTGGGCTTTCGACGTAAGACGGTAGAGTTCGCTGAGGCCGTACTTATTTTGGCTAAAAACCACATCCGCTGGGTGCTGTCGTCGTCGCTCACCACGAGCTCAACACCAAGCATCGGTTGGATGCCGGCAGCTTTGCACGCCTTGAACCAAGGGACGTGTCCCCACGTGCTGTTCGAATCCACAATCGCAGCTGCGGTGCAGCCGGTTTCCTTCAGCCGTCGGACGACTCGTGCGATGGGAGCGAATGTCTGACCGAACGTGTATTCCGTTCGAATTCGCAGTTGTATCATTTCTTGATCCTTATCTCGTTATAGTGAACAAACTCTTGCCACACAGGACATTCGCGAACGCTCTCGCCGCCTTCGTACACTTCGCAATAGCGCACGGCCTCTGTGTCGTTCAGGCAGTTGCAGTTGCGGCAGTCGCCGCCACCGTAGTGGTTCTCCCACTGTTGAACAACGAGCCACATTCCGCTGCAATGGCCACCACCGAACCGATGTGGAAAGCGATACGCACCACAGTTGCATGTGTACTCGTAGTGGCGACGTTGGCGACGTTGGCGGCTCATTTGCGGAAGTCCTTGACGGCCTGTTCCATCTGCGCCAGCGTGCAGCTGTCCAGCTGTGCGTCGTGGATTTCCATCCCTAGGTTCACAGCCTTCAGCTCCTCGCCGTTGAACAGGAAGCGGTCGCCCTTGGCCTCGCCGCGCACGCGCATCGATTCGACAGCGTCGCACGCCGCTTGGATCTCCGGCATCCAGTCCGCTCCAAGGCCGCGAGCCGCCAAGCAGTGTGCGATCTTGAACGCAGTCATGATGTCGCCCATCTCCTTGCGGGTGCCTTCGCCCTTCAGGATAAGAGACATTGCCATGTGGTTCTTGATGCGCACCGTGTCGATCAGATCCTTGGCCGCTTGGTCAATCTTGGCGAACCCATTGAGCACGTACCGCACTGGATCGCGCAGAACCTCGCGTGGGCGGTACTTACTCCGCTTGCGCATCTTGTGGTGCTCCGAACAGTTGTTCAAAGAACTTGTCCTTCTGCAGCACGGCGTACACCGCCATCACGTCGTCCAACGCTCGGTGCGTCTGCGCCAATTCCTCGCCCATGATGCGGTGGTACAACACCTTCAGCGATGGACGCTTGCCGAACAGCGGCTGGTATTCCTGCACCGTGCAGATCGTGGTCTCAGGCCATGGGAAGTCTTCGCACGCAGCGCGGATCAGGTCATTGCGCAACATGCCGGTGTCGAACGGTGCGTTGTGGCAGATCAACATGTCCGCTCCAGCGAAGAACTCCTTCAGCTGCGGCAGGAACTCGGCGAACGTCGGCTTGCCGACCAAGTCCTCGTTGGTGATGCCAGTGATTTTCGTGATCTCTGCCGAGATTTCTTGACCAGGACTGAGGAGTTGGCTGAGCTCGGCCAGAACGCCGCTCTCGCTCACGGCAATTGCGCCAAGCTCAATGATGCGCGGCTGCTTCTCGACGGGAGCCGAGGATGGCAGCAAGAGACCTGTGGTCTCGGTGTCAAATATGATAGCTTTCATGGTTCATCTTTCTGAGTTAAAAGGGAGCCGGACTTTCGTCCGACCCCAAACGAGTCAGCCATCAGGGAGGAGAATGGCTGTTTGGCAACTGCGACCCGCCGAAGAATTTTCGCTGATTATTCCGCGTCCGGCAACAGCAATCCGTCCAGCATCGCCATGTACACAGAGGCGTCGTGCGCCGAGTCCTCGTGCTTCAGGTTGGTGTTGGCCAGTCGCGTCATCTTCACTTGCGCCTGCAGGAACAGGTGCCAGCGGTTGTGGTCTTCGGCGGTCTTGAGTACGACACCGTCTGGGAACATCTGCTCCAAGACCTTGCCGATGATCAGGTAGTTAAGGCCGTACGTCTGCTTGCGCTCCAGAAATGTCGCCAGCATTTTCTCCATGACTTTGTCCGCTGTCTGCATCTTGCTTCTCCTTTGGCGCGGTGTACGCGCATACGTTGTGAATGGAACGAACTTCGGCAACCACGCCGTGTTCGAGGTACATCTGGACCACGTCCGGACGATCGTCGTACGCACAGTGGATCAGCTCCACCGGAACGTTGTACAGGTGCGTCAGCCAACCCATCTGCTTGCGCTTCAGCTCGACCGATGGGCAATGGTCGTTGTTGTTGCGCATCAACAGCGCGAAGGGTTTGATGTGCTGGCGGTTCAACCACTCCATCGTGATCGCTGAGTAATGCACGGGTCGTGCGGTCAGGATGATGATGTCGTGCTTGGTCTTTTGGAACAGATCCTTGTTGCCGGCACGGTCGAAGCCGCTGAGCGAATGGTACTCGTGGTACCGCTCCATCGGATCCTTCTTCTGCCAGTTGATTTTGGGGATACGCCAGCTGTCGTCGGCGATGCAGTTGTCGAGGTCGAGAACGATGAAGCTCACAGCAGATCCTCCTGTTTGGGTTCTTCGCGGACCACAGCGATGGTGCTGGGAATGTACGAGTAGTTCGTCTCGACCTTGTTGAACGGCTTGTCGCCGGTCTGAACGATCTTGTTGGCGTGATCCAGCAGGATCTGCTCGACCTCTTCTTTGGTGAATTCGATTTTCATTTTGCAGCCTCCTTGCGCATCTTGTCAACGATCTTCAACAGCTCACCCTTCTTCAGCAGGTTGCCGCCATACTCGCGCTGAGCGAACGCTTCAATCTCGGCGAAGTAGTCGCGGCCTTGCTTGAACAGGAACTTCTCAGCCCACGGATGCACACGCAACACCTCGTCGACCATCGCATTGACGACCTTCTGATACTCGCTCTGCGTGCGACCTCCAGTGCGTGCCTTGGCCAGATCGACGAAGGTGCGCAGGTTGAACTTGCAGACGATGTTGGTTGCGATGTTGGTCGGAAGAATGCCTCGGGCGTCCTCCGCTGCTTGGCCGCACTCCAGCAGTTGGTTGTAGGCGTTGCGGATGACTTCGTTGGTGGCGTTGATGATCGCCATCGCTTGCTCGGACTCGCGGTTGCGGTCGGTGAAGATGTAGTCGTATGCGCCCATCTCCAACACACGCATCGTCTGCTGCGCGTAGCTGGCTGCGCGGGTGCGGACTTGCTGGTGGGTGTAGGCACGGCTGACGCCTTCAACGAGGAACACGTAGTCCACGAACTCCCAGCTGCTGGGAATGGTGTTGGCCATGTACTCAAGTTCCTCCAGCTTCTCGAACTCCGGACGAGCGCGGATCTGGTCCAGCAGTCCAGGAGACATCGTGAGGCGGGTGGCCTTGGTGAAGATGAGCAGGTTCTCGGCGTCCTGCGTGTAGTTGATCAACGTGACTTTCATTTTGATTCCTCTTTCTGAGTTTGGGATGGGGCTGAACCGCAGCCCC